CGATTATGTTTCTGCTGGCTTCTACAACTTTGCTCGCTGCCTTTTCGCCTCGACTAACAATTTTGTCAATTTGTTTTTTTAGTTTGGCTTGATTGATAGGGTTCAAATGATATTGTTTCCATTTTTCTAAATCTTTTGTTTGTTTATTAAGTTCCTTGTTCAGAGTAATAACAACATCGTTTTCAATTGTCGAATATACAACCCCGACATCTTGCGATATCTCGTTTAGTTTTTCATTATCTACGGCATTTTGCAATTCTTCTTTCTTGGTTTTAATGATCTCATCATTCATTTACTACGCTCCGTCGCCTTGATAAACATCGTCATCTATACTATCTGGTTCACTCGACGCTTTAAGGCTGTCTAAATATGTCGTGATATAATCTACCATTTCATTTTGCTCTGCCTCATTCATTTCTGGAAAAACAATTTCAACATATTTTTGTGGAGTTATTCCCCCTTGTGCAAGCCCAGGTAAGTAATGATTAATAATACTGTATTTCAAATTTTCACTTACAAACTTTATAGCATCGTCTTCGCTTTGAGCATACCATTTTTGTCTAAATTCAACAACCGACATCAACCCGGCTGCAACATTAGTGCGGTCGCGTGCCATTTCCGTTTCTTTGTCTTCAAAAACCGAATCATCAAATTTAATGTTAATATCGTTGTCTGCGATATCTGGGAACTCGTCAGCTGTGTACATTGTTGCTACTTGCATTAATGTTTTAACAAAGCCCCTCAACGCTTTTTCCAAAACGATCTCATGCTTTTTAATCGTTGTAAATAATTGAGATTGCATACTAACAACTGCTGTTGCTGTCATTATACGCCCCTCACCAGCACCACCCATTCCTAAAGAATAATGGTTTTTGCCGAATCCCATTTTAACCGATGCGATGTTTAGTTCTTCATTAATTCCATCAATATATGCTTGGTAACGTATTTCATCATTTGATGTGCTAATTAACGGTTTCCCGTCATCGCTTCTTGGCAAATTATAGAAGACGATGTCGTTGGTGTCAAACACTCTAACCACCTTTACATTGCCACTACCATCAGTTGATGGAACTACTTGTGTTAAATCCGAACTTACAAATATACGCTTTTTGGCTAGTGTATATTCCGTGTCGAATGCATCGTATTTATTGTCGATTGCTTTTAAAGTGTCAATTGAATTGGCAAATAATGAAATAGGCAACTCCGAATCAACATCTAGATTGTTTGCTAAATTAAGCTGAATCATCATGTACCACGGCGTTGTTGTCTTCGCTTTGAATATTGTTATTTCAGCCCCTTTCGTGCTGCTTTTGCCGATAAACTGCCTTTCGGTGTGTATTTCATACATACCGTCATCATTTTGCAAATGATATACAACATCTTCATAATTTGTGCTTTTAATGTAAAACGCGCATTCCGTTATCTCTCCATTATCTATTGTAATTGGGTAGATGTTCTTTGCGTTTATGCCAGATATCTTGATTTTTCCTGTTTTGCCTCTTAAACTGCCATTAGCGTCAACTGTAATATCTTTAACCGATATAACCAGTGCTGATAGCGATAGTGCTGCAGCAAGTTCGGTTTGTTTATTCAGCATGTACCAAAAATTATTGGTGTTTAAAATGTTGTCTAGTTTTTCCTTTTGCTCTTTTGGCACTATGATATCACATTTTTCGTTTGCTAGTAAGTTTGCTAAATCTTCGCACGCTTTTTTCGCAAAGTTCATTTGCTTTTTGTAAAATGTTTTATATTCCCCATTTTGATATATTGTATATTTATGGAAATTAGCATCATAGCCATTATACCACTTTTCCCACAACGACAAATATTCTGATTGTGATTCACAATTTCTATTTAATTTGCCAACATAGGCCTTAATTCTTCCTTGTACATCCATTATTTATATTTCCTTTCTGTTTTTTAACCAACCTCAATTAACATCCGCATATCTTCTTCTAACGAATATTCCATTGCGTCCAACACATCAACGGGGTTTTTGAACCCTACAATGTCAAGTCTTTCATCTGGTTTGTTTGGATCCCAGCTTGCGTTTGACAACGCATCAACCATAACATCCTTGCATCTTTCACATATTTTCACGCGTTTGGAACTAATCAAGCGGTTAAAAAATCTAATCCTATTAATGATTGATGATTTAATTGCGTTTAATATTGTTGTTGTAAGCGCGTTTGCTATTTGCGCTGTCCTTAACCCACGGATAAGTATTTGCTCTGCGCTGTCACAGCGTGTTATAAAAAACAACTTATACCCGTCATAAACTTCATGACAAAATTGTATAAACTCGCTTTCAAGGGCAATTGGGTTTAATTCTCTTGTTATTCTTTTAGCATACAAGATAACAACCTCTTCGTAGTTTTTTGTTATTCCTGATGCGACGAACGTTGTTGCTGAAAGGCTACCACCAAAGTCAACACCAACAGTTATTTTTATAATTTCATTTTTCTTGTAATCGTCCTTGACAATAAACTCTTTTGTGTTATTAGCAAAATATTCATAACACAGTCCTTGAGCAATACAACGCTCACCAAGAATATCTCTCCGATACCAAAGCGATCCAACTTCATACGTTTGCATAATTTCTTCTAACCGCTCGGGTGTGATAGACAAATTGTCCATTAATGTAAAATGCTGATAATTATATCCTCCTAAATAATTTATTATTTTGTATTTATCTACGTAATTAGAATATATAGGGTGAGTAGGCGCACAAGGGTTAAAGTCCCATAATATTTTGCTTTCGATTGATGCTAGTTGCCTGCCCAGTGCTGTCTTGATAAAACTAATCCTTGAATCATCGCTATCAAAATGTAAGTTTATTTCAGTCGCTATCCATAGGCCATATGAATTACCTAGTATTTTTTTGTAGCTGTCTGCTTTGCCTCCGCCAGCAAATATAAGTATCTTCTCTCCCGTTAAGGTGTTAATATACAATGCTTCATTATCTTTGTATTTCCCCCACCTACATCTGCCTCTAAATAAGTGCTCAAGTCCATAACCATTTGAATCACCAATGTTTAATTTCACATTTGCAATTGTTGATCCTGTTGCTAAATGCAGTTTGTCAGGACAACGCTCTAAAAAGTCACAAGCTATTATACAGTTAGCAATTGTTTTACCACTTCTAACGGATCCCTCTGCAACGCTCATTTTTGATTTAAAACCTTTGTGAATATAATCTTTCCATTTTTTAGAAAATGGTTTCCATTTGATTGTTGCTTGGCGTGGTTGATATTGCAATGGCAATTGGTTAGGAATCATTTGCGTCATCATCGCTTATATCTCCTGGATCAATTTCATCGTCGTTGTATAACAATAATTGGCTTAATGGTTTTAAATCTTCGATTGTGCCTTGTGCTTTAATATTGATCGTGTCTGGGTTCAAACAATAGCGTTTGGCTAGTTCTTTAGCTGCTCGCAATCTATCTGTTGCTGTTGGATGCTTTTCAACAATTCGTGCTTCAGAAAATCCTCGTCCTATTCCCTCAACCACAATTTGCTCTTCTTTGATTTTACCTCGCATTACTTTTGTCAGGAACTCTAAGACCTCGTCAGCGCTTGCAATTTTCTTGTTCATTCGGCTTTCTGTATAGGCCCGAATCTCTTCTTCGAGTTTCTTCGCGTTTTCTTGTCCTATTGAATATGCCATTTTTTTTGAGTACCCGGCCTTTTCCGCTGCTTTAGTCATGTTCCCCAATTTCACATACTCAACAATAAATTTTTGCTGTTTGACAGTAAGTTTTGGCTTTTTATTTTTCCCTTTGCCACTTTTATTATTTAGTTTTTTTTTATTGTCTTCATTCATTAGGTTTTTTGCACCCCTTTTTATATAATACAATTATATATAATAATATTTGTTTAAATAATATATAAATATATATAGTAATACACACACATATATATATAATATATATTATTTATTTAGTATTTATATTTTTAATAATTTTAATAGATAAATTAAAAGAGCATATCACTGGAATATAATATGCTCTTAAACGAGAAAGGAGTATATATGGAAAGTTATATATTTGTTTACAATCTTTCACACTATTATTATAACACATAATTTTTAATATGTTGTGCCTTTGTGTGCGTTGTTTTAAATAATTTATTGATATTTTAAAAAAAAGAGATTTTTTAGGTCTCTTTTTGATGTTTCTAAAACTTTTTCATTATTTGTCATTATTCTTCATTCTCTACACATACTTCCAATAGTTTGTTTCGTATATTACTAAACTCATCCATCACTTCTTTTGTTATTTCATCATTATTAGCTAACTCAAAATACCGTTTCACATCACGCTTCAATTCTTCAAGTTCGCCTTCACACTCTAGCCAATTTTCATATGCAATAAAATCTTGTCTCTTCGCTAACTCATAGTTGTCGAAGGTTTCTTTAAACTTTTTAAGACGTTCTAGGTCGTTGAGGGCTTTATCAACAATATCAATTTCAGTATCATACTGAAGATACTCAAAATGTTTTTCTACACTTACGCCTGTTTGTTTGTGTAAATGTTCTGCAATTGCTTGCTTAATGCCTTTCAATGCTTCTTTTGGTGTCATTCTTCCTCCTCCTCATCAAGTTCTTCCATACACATTTTAAGAGTACCATTACTATTAAATATTAATTTTATTTCTTCAGCTTCAATTTCATTGAATAATATTGATGAATTAACATCCATTTCAGCACATCGATTACCTATTTTAATATAATATTTATCTCTATACTTAAAATACATTCCATTTTTAATTATTTTTTTGTCTATCATT